GTAATATCAGACAACCCAGAGGGTGGGAGTGGTAAGGGTCTTTGGATCAATGGACTTAGCCACATGAAGAAGGTTGTTATCATAGACGGAAAGTCGTTTAACTTCGAGAAGAGTTTTGCCTACCAGCTTGTGTCTGCTGATACACAGATACTAACGTTTGATGACGTGAGAAAACACTTTGACTTTGAGCGTCTGTTCTCTGTAGTAACAGAGGGCCTTACGCTAGAGAAGAAGAACAAGGATGCTATAAAGATTCCATTCAGCAAGTCACCAAAGGTTGCCATCACAACCAACTACGCAATCAAGGGTAAGGGTAATTCATTCGAGAGGCGTAAGTGGGAACTTGAGTTAGCACACCACTACAACAAGGACTACACACCGCTTGAGGAGTTTGGTAAGATGATGTTTGGGGACTGGAACGATGATGAGTGGTGTCAGTTTGATAACTACATGATACAGTGCCTGCAAATGTACTTAGCAAAGGGTCTAATCAAGAGTACTTTTGTTAACCTTAGGATACGTAAGCTTGCTGCTGAGACCTGCCATGAGTTTATTGAGTGGTGTGGTATACTAAACGGACGTATACACGACAAGCTTAGGCCAGGTGGAAAGGTAAGTAAGTCTGAGCTATACCATGACTTCATTGAGGAGAACCCAGACTTTGCGCCCAAGTCTAAGATGACTATTAGCCGTACAATGTTTGGGAAGTGGGTTGTAGCTTTCAGTCAGTTCCAGTATGACGTAGCACCAGAGCAAGGTCGTGAGGCAAAGTCACGTTGGGTAAGGTTTAGGTACAAGCATGAACTAGAAGTCCAAACAGACCTATTCTAATGTTCAAGTTCAGAGACTATCAATCGGAAATAATAGAGAGAGGGTTAGAGGTTTTAAACAACCATAACTTCCTGTACCTTGCCATGGAGGTGAGGACAGGAAAGACCTTCACGAGCTTGGGTATATGTAAAAAACTAGGTGCAGAGAATGTATTGTTTGTCACGAAGAAGAAGGCAATAAGTAGCATTGAGGATGACTACAAAACACTAAACCCAAAGTACAGGATAACGGTAATAAACTACGAGTCACTACACAAGGTGTCTATTAACCAAGACTTTAGTGTTATCATCTTAGACGAGGCACACTCGATAGGTGCATTCCCTAAGGTAAGCAAGAGGTCTAAGTTGGTTGCGAGTCTTGTACGCATACATGACCCAAAGGTAATCCTGTTATCAGGTACACCCACACCAGAGTCCTACAGTCAGATGTATCACCAGGTATGTTTCATTCCTGGCAACCCATTCGAGAGGTTTAAAAACTTCTATAAGTTTGCAAACGAATACGTAAACATTAGGCAGAGAAAGATTAATAGCTTCTTTGTTAGTGACTACTCTAGTGGCAAGGACTCTATACTTGAAGAGATGAAGCCGTACATAATATCATACACCCAGAAGGAGGCTGGTTTTGTGGTTGACACGAGGGAGGAGGTGTTGTACGTGGACTTAGAGCCTATGACAAAGCAGATGATCAAGAGGCTGACTAAGGATCTGGTAATACAGGGGAGGGATGAGGTACTGCTGGCAGACACCCCAGCAAAACTAATGAGCAAGGTACACCAGCTATGCTCTGGTACTATAAAGTTTGAGTCTGGCAAGTCAATGGTTATTGACCTTTCAAAGGCGAGATACATAAAGGAAAGGTTTGGCGGTCAGAAGATAGGTATATTCTACAAGTTCAAGGAGGAACTCAATGCACTGAAGCAGGTGTACGGTGATCAGCTATGCACCGACCTTGAGACGTTTAACTCCACCGACAAGACCATAGCACTACAGGTTGTAAGTGGGCGTGAGGGTATATCACTACGTCAGGCTGAGTCACTGGTGTACTACAACATAGACTTCAGTGCCACAAGCTACTGGCAGAGCAGGGACAGGATGACAACCAAGGAGAGGCTCAGTAATAAAATATACTGGGTGTTCTCCAAGGGTGGCATAGAGTCTGAGATATACAAAACGGTTCTAAAGAAAAAGAGCTACACCTTAAACCACTTTAAAAGAGATTCACTAACTTTAGATTTATAATAATGATAGTACAACTTGATGATTTAGAGGCAGACCTATGTGACTATATAGGTAAACTTAGGTCAAGTATAGCACGGTCAAACAATGTGCATGACGCTAAGGTTGGTAGTCATGATGGAGTAAAGGCTGATATACAGGGATTTAAGGCTGAGTATGCATTTGCAAAAGCTAATAACCTGTTCCCAGACTTTGGATTATCGCCAAGGAGTGGTAGTGCTGATGGTGTAACAAGGGATAACAACAGGTATGATATAAAATCTACACGTTATAAAAATGGAAACCTGTTATCAACACTAAAAGTAAACCATGACGTAGATATTTATATATTAGCATATGTAAATAATAACACGGTTGAGTTTGTGGGATGGGCTTCAAAGGACGATTTAATAAGGAGGGAGAACATTAAGAACTTGGGACATGGGGATGGTTACTTTCTAAGTAGAAATAAATTAAACAAACTATGACCGAACAGAAGATACAGTCAAAGAAGATCAAGGAGCTAGAGGCACTGGGATACTACGTCATAAAACTAAAGTTAACAAACAAGAACGGTATACCTGACCTGATAGCCATCCCAAAGAACTCTGACGTGGAGTTCATAGAGGTTAAGAAACCAAAGGGAAAGCTATCTAAGTTGCAGGAGTACAGAATACAAGAACTACAGAAGCATGGAGTTAAAGTCGAAGTCTATAAAGGTCAGTAAATATGACATAGAGATAGGATACACAGATGGATTGGAGGATATGTCACCAAGCGAGGCTTATGCGATAGCACTGTTTATCGACTCTAATATGCCTGACATTGAGCCAAACGATATCTGTACCTATATCTTTGCAGGAATGGTAACGTTCTTTGACGAACCCCTTCCGTTTGTGTTTGAGATAATGTACGTGACTGACGGCAAGCCTACGCTAACAGACGTGTGTATCGTTGACATGGACGAGTACCTAGACCTATTAAATTTAAACCTAACAATCAAGTCTAACAATGAAAATAAGTACCCTTAAGAAAGAAAGAGTTAACGCACTAATAGAGATAACGTCAGAGAGGTTTGGTGTAAATGTTCTTGCCAAGAGCAGGAGGAGGCCAGTCATATATGCCAGGGCAGCTTGCTTCATGGCAATGAGGACGTACCTTAACCTAACATATAAGCAGATAGGATTCTTCTTTGACAAGTCTCATGCCTCTGTTCTTCACAGCCTGTTTGAGTGGTCGTACTACATTAAGAACGACCCAAAAATAAAGGAGACATACAGCACCGTAGTGGAGGAATGGTTTGGCGGGTCAGACAGTATATATTTTTTATCTGAAAAAGATAAGATCAAACACCTAGAAAGTCAAATAAAAAGTTTAACTTTACAGCTGTCCATATCAAACTCCAAATTAAAGCAGTTGATGGAATAGTATGTCAGGAGTATCTCGCAAGGATGTAGAAGTAATTACGCACATAAACTACGTGTGCAACAACCTTCACGACCTTACTAACGAAATCTACGAAGACCTAATGGAACGTGACAACGATTCTGCCAAGGACAAGGCGAGGCATATATGCATCCTAATGGAGGAGTTAATTCAATCCCTAACCGATGACATATAAAGATCAGATACGACCCAGGCTGTATGGTAACAAGCGTAAAGCTTTCGAGAACCTAAACAGGAATGAGAGACGTATACTAATCATTGGAGACCTTCACGCTCCGTTCACTTTAGATGGATACTTCGAGCATTGCAAGGAGGTATACGCCAACTACAACTGCAATCAGGTTATTATGATTGGAGATATTATTGACAACCACTTCAGTTCTTTTCATACCGCAGACCCTGATGGTCTTGGTGGTGGTGACGAACTTGACTTTGCCATACAAGAGATAGTTAAGTGGAGGGAAGAGTTCCCTACTGCTGATGTGTGTATAGGTAACCACGACAGGATAATAATGCGAAAGGCATTTGATTCTCAGATACCTGCACGCTGGATCAAGGACTACAACGAGGTGCTTGGAACTAACTGGAACTGGGTAGACAGGGTAGTGTACGATGGCGTACAATATGTACACGGTGAGGGTGGGACTGCAAGAACCAAGTCAAAGAACGATATGATGTCCACTGTACAGGGCCACATACACACACAGGCGTACACAGAGTGGGTTGTGGGAAGGAATTTTAAGGTCTTCGGTATGCAGGTAGGTTGTGGTGTAGATGGAGGCTCATACGCAGCCGCATACGCCAAGAACTTCAAGAAGCAGGCGATAGGTTGCGGTGTAGTTATCGGTGGCCATACCGCCATAAACTGTCTAATGGAACTATAGGTATGATGAAACAAACAAACAAGCATAATGAGGGTGGAAAGTATATGTCAACGGCATACTTCCTTTTCTTCTTCTACCTCACGCTGTTACTTACTGCGGCATACGGGGTGTATATAGCGTAACTACTTTCTTTTACGCTGCCTCTTTAGTCTCAGCTTTGTCTTTGGCTTAACTCTTTTAGGCAGGCTGTCTGCACCTGGCGTCTCATTCTCCCAACGCCTAGCAATCTCAGGCAGGTTCTTGTGCATGTATCTCCTCTGTGCTTTACTTTTAAATGGCATATGTTATTTATTTTCTTCTCCCAAAACCAGAACTCTTTTTATTACTCCTTCCGAAACCAGAACTCTTTTTATTACTCCTTCCGAAACCAGAACTCTTTCTCTCACTCCTTCCGAAACCAGTACTCTTCCCCTTCACCTTAGGAGTGTAGTCATGTAGCTCATCTTTCAATTGCTTTTTTACTTTTCTCTCAGCAGCCTTTAATTTCTTTTTCGCTTCCCTAGCGTCATACCCAGGAGAGTTAGGGCCGAACGTATTACTCCATAACTCATAGTCATAACGCTTCATGTCACTCTCGCTATCAAACCCTTGAAGCATCTCTTCTTTTATTCTTTTAGTGTCCTCTGCTTCTGCTAATGCTTTACGTAAGTCTTTATATATATTTTCAAGGACTGCCTTGCGAACATCTTTGTACATAGGAATCATACCAAGGTTGCCTAGTATTTCTAAAGGAATCCTTAGACCTATTTCGTTTAACTGTCTTTCTCTTGCCTCTCCAGTTTTCCTTACAGGCTCGGTTATTTTTCTTATGATTAAGTCTACTGTTTTAAGCACAGGGCCAAACGGTGCGCCCAATACTAATACATAGTCTCCGAGAGTTGATCCACCCATTGATTTCTTTTTAGGGCTAACAGTATACTGGATGCTATCCTTAAACTGATCATACTTACCGTCCCTCAAGAATTGTAAATTTTCTTTATTAAACTCTTCAACCCCATAATTTATAATGGATTTAGCAACGTTACCAAAGTCTCTACCTAAAAGCAATGAAGTAAATGTTGATGCAAAAGACTGTCCTAAAACCTTTTGAAAACCTTTCATTTGGTCTATAGGTTTGTTCTCTTTAAACACACCGTCTTCAATAGTGTAGTCATCATCATCATCGTCAAGGTCTAACAAGGAAGATAGTGCGTATGAAGTATACTGACCAATGAGTGTGTACAGCATCATACGAGAGGTAACACCCGCAAGCAGTGCAGCACCATTCTTTTTAGATAAGTCTCCCCTTCCAACCATGTTCACTATACCTGTACGAGCAGTTACATATTCGTATATCAAGAACCTTGTCATGAAATTATTAAACGTATTTATTGCTTGCGCTAATCCGCTTTGATTTGGCTTCTTAGTTCCCTTAAGTATGCCCATGAAAGCATTGTCTGTTGCCCCTGCAAAAACAGATTTTTTATTAGCATACTCACTTGCAGCATTTAATGCAGACTTATTTGCGTTCATGTACGCCTCATTATTTGCTGCTATTTTTTTATAGTCAGGGCTTTTGCCTGTTATCTCTTTAAATTTAACATCAAATGAACCAAAGGTAATAGGCCTGAGTACTAGTTTATCAGGAGTAGAAATCATAACGTCAGCCATGAACTCAACACCCTTAACATACTTTTGACCTGTCTTATTCCAGTACTTAAGTAAAAAGTTTTTTGCACCTGACCTTGTTCCTTTAGACTTCATGCCCGCTGCCTCGTTTATAATAGAACTGTCAATCATTCTTCCACTGAGTCCGTCAGCATATAACCTACCTTGGTTTTTCCAGCCTAAGTTTCTTGCAATCTGAGGCCCCATTTCAGAGTCTATACTACTCATAACTTTTGTTCCAACTATAAATCCCTGTGGGTCTACAACCATAGCGTAGCTTGCGTTAGATGTAAGCTCTGCAATAAACCTCCCACTACCTGCCAGCATAGTTCTATATCCCGTCTCCTTTAAGAACTGCATTGCGGCATCACCAAAAGAAGATTCTGTATAGGAGTTTATTAAAAGATTTGAAACACTCTCTTCAAAAGCAGAACTAATAGCATTTAAAATAAGCCTTTCATTACTAGGGATTCTACCTTTTTTTGTTAAGTTCTTCTCTGACTTGTTTATTGTTTTCCTTGCAGTCCTAATTGGAGACGTTAAGTGAAAGTCCATTAACGTCCCTTTACTTCCTTTTAAAACTGAGTCGTATATGTTAAAGTTAATACCATCCTTAGACACCAACCCTGTTCTACCTTCTAGGTTACCTCCCCTTGATGAAGGTCTCATCATTTCGTTTATCTTTCCCGCAAAAGATGGGCCTGAGGATATGTCTACCGACTCCGTTGCACTGAGAACATTTATGTGGATGTTGTTATTTAATGGTGTAAACTTATCTCCACGAATAATACTTTTTGTAAATACAGCTTTCTCTGTAAGCCCTGCATTAATCTCTCTAATGGTTTCAATAGAAGCCTTTTCCTCAGCATTAAATGATTCATACAGCGCATCGTTATCAAACTCTTGTGTGTCTGCATCGTAATATGTATCAAGAATACCTTGCAATACTTCAGCATCTGAAAATGAAAACTGAGATGTTCCCTTATCGATTCTTTTTATAGTCGCCTCTAACCATTTATGTACAGGGTTTACCTGATTACTTTCAGGGTTAGTTATGAACTCATTTTGAATTGACCAAGCCATTTGCTCAAACGCTGACTTGATAAAATTATTTCCATCGTTATTAATTTTTTTAGATTTCCTTACTTTTGTTATAGCTTTCTCAACCTTTCTTTGTACTACGTTTAAATCACTATTAAAATTAGCAACGCCTTTAGCAGCCTGGCTAAATAATGATTTAAATATATCTTTAGTTTTATAGTCGCCAAAAATTTGATCAATATTAAAGAGTGGATTCCTTCTAACCAACTCAACTATTGAATCTTTTTTTGTTATAAGAGACTTAATCCTTGAGACCACCATTGATATCTTAGCAGGCGTAGCCCTACTGATTGCATTGCTATTTATTTCCCCATCAATAACTGACTGAAGATTTTCGGTTAACTTAAACCCAACTGATGGAAAGTATCCATTGTTTATATTACCAAACACCTTGGATAAATTCTTTAGATCAGTTAAACTTAAACCATCTAATGCTTTATCATTCCTAGATAACTTTATTAAAGACTTTACTGCATCTCTTTCAAGCCTTGTTGGCAGTTGTGTGTCTTTATTTGATGGATTATACTCGGCTATTTGGAAGTCAATCTCTTTTTTTAGATCTTCCTTGAGTTCTTTAATTTCCTTTTCAGATAACTCTTTCTTTTCTTTTGCGGGAACAATCCCAGACTTATACTTCTTCATGAGTTCAAACTCACTTTCTGTGATTACCTCCTCCTTTAGCATTTCCTTGATAGTCTTAGCGTAGCTTACTTCACCATCATCGTTTAATACTTTTTCATATTCGTTGTATAACTTATTGAGTTCAGGAATCAAACTCATTTCCTGGTTTAAAGTGTCGAGTATATCATTCACTAACATTGTCGTTTTCTGAAGAGTAGGTAGCTTACCTAGTACTGACTCCTTACCTCCAAATATATTTATAAGCTCCATGTAGTTGTCTAACACAGAGTCAGGTATCATGCGTGGGTTAATAGAAAATATTCTTTGAAGTTCTCCACTTAATGAATTTAATATACCTATTCCTTTTGATGAATTTTCCTTAGCACTACCCCTCTTATTGTTAGCTATACTAATTGTATTAGCGTAGTCTGCATTAGCAAACACCCTGGCCATGTAGTCCACAAAGCTATCAATAGATGACTCACTAAGCATATTAACCTTGGCAAACCTTTTTATTATAACTAAAGACTGGTTGGTAGTTATCTTTCCTTTCTTTACCAGCTCACCAACTTCCTTGGCTACTGCCTTGCTTGCTTTAATGAATGACCTTATGCCATCTTTTGCTCCACGATTAAGTGATTTTATTTGTGAAGCAATGGCTTGTCTCTGTGTCAATGTAATTTTAGAGGGTTCTTTTATATCTAACCCTAATTTTTTTGATGCTTTTTTAATAGCAGCTTGAGGTGTAATTGATTTTTTTATTGGCTGGTTAAACTTTTTCCTAAGGTCAACAATCATTTTCTCACGCTGGACATCTGTAGCATTCTCATAAAGCCTAGTCCCCTTTAGGTAAGATACAGAAGCGTCATATAATTTCTTAGGACTTGTACTGTCCTTAGTGTTTCTGTTTTTAACTTTTTCTACTACGCCATCTATCTCTTTCATCACCCTATCAAAACCTTCAGCAAAATTCTCACTTACTTGAGATTCAACATTTGCTATATCACCTGCTTCTTTAAATGATTCAAGTATAACATCCATTGCTACACCTCTCTTGTTAAGGATAGTTTTGATGGCTACGTTAGATATACCCTGACCTCTTGCGTCCTTTATAAACTGAACAAC